AATTCTTGTAGTCTCTTTGCCATTCTGGAGAATCTACATGTAATTCAGGTCGGTCAATCCCAAAAAAGTAACCGCTAGATGTTCCCGCGCCTGTGCTTTGAACCTCGTCTGTTAACTGAGGACATCTATCATTTGGTGGTCTATCGGCAGGCGTTCTGTTCGAATGCATTAAATTAATAATTACACATTTTAGTTCAATGGCTAGGTTGGCTAACTCAGACGCAATATACTTATACTTGAGGTCATCTCGGTCAAACCTGCGTCTAGTGTCAATCTTAGTCATGTAATCGATAACGATTACACTAATTGGGTTTTGTGCTGCTTCAATCCTTGCGTAGTTGCAAATATACTCTAAATCTGTGGATTTTGGCGATGTAAACGCATCACAGATTTTATAATCCATGGTCATTAATTTAGTAAACGCCTGGTGCTTTTGATTGTCGTCTAAGCATTCAAAGATGCGATTACCTTTTAACGCTGTGTGGCGCTGTATAATCTGCTCAATTGGCATTTCAAGACTGAAAAATAATCCTCTGGTATCTGGGTTGGCTGCTAGTATTGCATCAAAAAGATAGATACTAAAAAACGTTTTACCCATTCGTGGCTGAGCAATAAAAGACGCGAGACTGCCTGGCATGAAACCACCCCCGATAAAGTTATCAAGGTTCGTGCCTGTTTTGATTTTAGTGTTTTGCTTTGGATTATTCAACAGCTCAGTAACCGCTTCTTGTACGCTAAGTAAGCCCGATTTTTGATTAACTTCAAAGTTAACGATATCAGCAAGACCGCTCGACAACTCTTGTAACGCCTCTAATTCATCATTGTTCTTGCTAACGCTCTGTAAAAGGCCGTTAGTATCATTAACTTTTTTTGTGAGCGTGTAGGTGTTTATAAGCTTGTCTATGTCAGTGTCATAAAGCAAATAAATATTTTTTGTTGTGTCCTCAATCATGCTATGCAAAAGTAAATGCATGTCGGTATCAAGCCGAAAGTAAACAAGAAGCTCAATCACATCATAAGGTTGTTTGGTGCTATAGCAATCATAGACATGGACGTATAGCTCACGATGTATGGGTTTGTAAAAGTACTCTGGTTTAACTCGCAAAAAACAAAGCTCCTTTATTTTATCGTCAACATTGCTAGACGTTAAACAAATTAAAATCTTACGTTCTAACTCGTGATTATTCTGCACAATAGTCTCCGTTATAAAACTTTTTGACATTGTCTATGCGTATCAGATTGATAAGACTGTTTCGCCGTTTGTAACCTGATTTAGTAGTATAGGGTTCTGTCATCCACGGGCATAGCACTCTAATACCTTCAAAATATCTTGCTAGTCTTTCGGGCGTTAATGAGCTGCCCTTTATATCTGGCCACTCTTTTTTTAATCGCTTAATAGCCGAAATGAGCTCTTTAGTGACATGTTTAACTTTTGGCATGTCGCGCATTACATCATGATAAACCTCTAAAACTTCAGTGACAACTTCGGGCGTTTCGGATGAAACGCTAGTAGTATTTGTTTTATTATCTGGTTTTATATCTGGTATAGTTGTGCCCTTTTCTACATATCGATGTGCCCTTTCGAACATATCGATGTGCCCTGTGGGGCATATGGCCTTGAAGGCTTCTCCCAGTAGGTTTAAGTATTTAGGATTTACAAGCTGATTAAAATATAAATATGCTTTTGGGGTCAAAGCGTACCAAACAGTTCTGTCATATTTTGTTTGGTTGTAATTGCCTTTAATGATAAGCCCATCTTTAATGGCTTTATCGATAATGTTTCTTACTATTTTTTTTGTGAAATAAGGGAAAAGTTCTGTGAATGCGCCTAAGGTGTTGTATGTCCAGCAGTAACCGTCATTTATGTTGCGCGTGTTAGCTAGATTAGTATGCGTCCAATACGCCATGTTTTGTAAAAAGATTGCAGTATTAACGCCAAATTCTTTTGCAATTGCTGGACAAAATTGATGCAGCATAATATAATTCCTTTTGTGAAAAGTTGTACGAAACAATCCCGATTGCAGTCGGGAAAGCATGGATGCTTTTTTATTACAACATAGTATATCCTTTTTGTTTGCTAAAATATTGATATTACTAAAAATTTAGTTATACTAACTTTGCATCTAAAATTCCTAAATACAATAAGCTTAAAAAAAATCTTTTGTCAGTTTAGCGTGCCTGAATCTCCCTCAAGCACGCTATTAATCTATCTGGTTATTATCAGTTTATAACATGGCATGCACTCAAAGCCTGTTTCGTCATCTAGACACTTAATAAACCCCTTTGCCGATAATTTGTTTAAACACTCCTCGACAACATCGCTATCAATTCCAGCAAACTTACTTAATTTTATCAATGACACGCGAACTATTTGCTCGTCATCACACATGTCAGACAAGCCGATTAACACTAGCTTTTCTAAACTTGTTATGGTGTCGGGGTGCTGTCTCATCGACCATGCTAAAGCTTTTATCATTTACTACTCCTTGTTGTTATTATTAATCCGTTCACGGTTTCGCTTGATGCTGTACATGTTTTCAGCATCAGCTTTAAGCACACCATCACTAAGTCTTTCTAAATTAAGCTGGTGCACCCAAGGCACATGCTTTTTTTTGCGCCAGTATTGTATGGCTTGTGGTGTAATGTTTAACTCTTTGGCTAACTCATAGTAACTTTTATAATACCGCATTACTTCTTCTAATGTCATTTATCTACTCCTTTTTTATCATCTATCATAGACAAACCAGTTTACTTTTACAAGCATTATGTTAAACTAATTTTACTAAAACAAGGAGACGAAATGATAACCGAAAAACAGAAATCGGCTAGGCGAAAAGGTATTGGTGGTAGCGACGTTCCCATTATCATGGGCTATTCATCATTTAAAACACCTGTGCAACTTTGGCTAGAAAAACGTGGCGAACTTATATTTGATGAGTCACAAAGCCCGCAAGCATATTGGGGAACAATGCTTGAGAACATTGTGCGTGATGAGTTTATTAAACGTCACAATGTTTATGTTGAGCAGCCTGACACTATCTATCATCCTAAATACGATTATCTATTAGGAAACCTAGATGGATTCATCCTTAATGAGAATGCCGTTCTTGAGATTAAGACAGCCAATGCATTCACTACCCATGAATGGGGTCAGCAAGGCCAAGAGATACCTCAACGCTATGTATTGCAGATAGCGTACTACTGTATGTTAAAAAACGCTCCTAAGGCTTACTGTGCGGTTTTAATCGGTGGTCAGGATTACCGCGAGTATGTCTATGAGCGCAACGAATGGCTAGAAGACGAAATCCTTGAAGCATGCCATAAATTCTGGGGTATGGTGCAATCTGGCGAACAACCAGCGCCTACTAACGAAGACATGAAGTATTTATACAAAGCTGCATTGGATAAGTCTATTGTTTACAGTCGAGATAGCCTTGATGCAATTACAAAGCTCACTGAAATTAAACAAAACGAGAATTTACTTAAGTTTCAGCGTCTTGAGCAAGAATTAATTATTAAAAATTACATGCAAGACAGCGAATACATGGTGGACAATGACGGCAAAGTATTGGTTAGTTGGAAAGCAAATGCGCGTGGCAACAGAACATTTTTGATTAAGGATTAGATGATGAGCACAAAACCTGTTTTAGATTGGGATAACGAACAAGTATTAAATGATATTAGAGCTGTATGCCCTGCGCAATTAACTAAAGCCGAGTTTACAACCTTTATTAATACTTGTCGTTCGATGAATCTAAACCCATTTACAAAAGAAATTTATTGTTTGAAGAATGGCACGGCAGCTATGCAAATTATTGTTGCTCGTGACGGTTATCGTAAAGTCGCGCAACGTGAAGCTGAGTATGATTATCATCAAACAGATGCCGTTTACTCTAATGACAAGTTCCGTGTCTATCATGGCGAAGTTGAGCATGAGTATGATTTAACTGACAGAGGTTGCATTATAGGTGCTTATTGTACAGTTAAACGAAGGTCATCAAGTAAATCAATGTATGCCTATGTTGAGCTTAAGGAATATGACTTAAAACGTAGTTTGTGGACAACCAAGCCGGCGACTATGATTAAAAAAGTTGCTGAAGCACATGCGTTACGCATGGCGTTTCAAGATGTTTTTATCGGCACCTATGACAAAGATGAGTTACCAGAAGATATGACTGAAGAGTCTGCTGTAAAACCATCTAAAGCACCAGATGCAATGATTACAGAAGAACAAGTTGAGCGCATTGATAGTTTAATGCAGCTTGCAGACATGAGCTTCGAGCGGGTATTATTAGGCATTGAAAAAATATACAATAAAAAAGAATTGCATGAGCTCACAGAAGCGGATGCAAAAGACTTTATTCGACGCTTGGAACTAAGGGTTAAAAATGATATCACTAAGGCAGAGGGTACTGGCGTGGAGGATAAAGCAGCTAACAAAAAAGATAAACAAAACGAAGTGTCTGAGGCAGTGCGCGATATTAGAAATCAAGCGACTGACAATACAAATCAATTTACTGAGATATAATAAAAATGAATCGAGTAAGCTTAATCGGGGTTATAGGTTTCAGGGAGTCAAAAGTTTTATCAAACGGCACAAAACTAACTAAGCTATCAATTGCGCATCGTGAGACATACAAAGACAAGGAAGGCGTAAAACAGGAAAAGACAACCTGGATTAACGTTAAAGCGTTTCAAAAGCTTGCTGAAATTATGGAGCAATATGGCGACGTTGGGAGTTTAGTACTTGTGGAAGGGAAGCTGCAAGTAAACAAGTTTACCGACAAGGAAGGTAAAGAGAATAGTTTAATGGAAATTCTTGTCAATGAATTCAAAGTATTAAAAAAATCTGACAAATCTAGTAGCCCAAAAGCAGAGAATCGTGGTAATTTAAAAGAGCCAGGATTTCTTGATGATGATATTCCCTGGTAATCGTCCAAGCAGACCGCTGTGTTCTCCATCACGGCGGTTTATTTCATATACTGAACTATACAATCTATAGCTTCATCAGCTCCCCAGCATACACGCGCTTGATATCCTTGCTCTAATAATCTTTGTATAAATTCCGATTGCGCTGGAGTTGGTTTATTCTTTCCCCATTTAAGCTCGATAAACAGTCCGTGGTAGCCATTTGAGCTGTAAGGGACAAAGATGTCAGGCACTCCTGCTCGCAACCCCATACGCACTAGCAAGCGCCCTAAAATCGGACTACGTTTAGCTTCGTTGGGAATGCTAAATGCTAGGTCTTTTAGTATTGGATGCAGTTTCAAATATTGAAAAAGTTTAATTTGCTCGTCACGCTCTGCCATAGACTTCCCTATTATGATATTATAATTGGGTTGTGAAAAAGTCATCATTGTATGGAACACAACTTGGGCAGGTTCACTCCTTGTTTCCTGCCCTCTAACCTTCTAAATTAACTTATAGCTCTTGTGTGCCATCCTTTTAAAAACTTCATTAATTCTGGGTTACCTATAGTCAATTTACGATAAAATATGATGCACTCGAAACGTAATAACGTTAGTAGTACGCTACTTGCTGCTTTGTTAATTGCGCTTAGGGTGCCTTGACCTATGACACCATCTACAGCGAGTTCATAGCCCAGGTGATTTAAAGCCTGTTGGAGTAACTTAGCTGCTTGTTTACCACCCATGTTAACGGTCATGTCAAAAAACTTAGCAGCTACTTCGTCATCTTCAATGTAAATACACTTATTGGCTAGCCAGAACTGCTCGTAATATATTTTCTTGGCTTGGTTTTCGGAAAGGTTTTTAATATCATTCGCATCAACATCGCCGTCATTATCAACATCAACCCAATTATTAGTTTTATAAATACCTTTAAGAAAGCGTAAGCTAATACCATAATTAGTTGCGCCACCTGCATCGCCTTTAACCTCATTGTAACCGCCTTCATGTTTTAGTGTTTTTTTAATTGCATACTCAAAGTTAGCCATGATGTTTGTTTTCCTTTTTGTACTTATGCTCCATTTCTTCTTGAATAACGGTGTCTGAGCATGTGTTATTATTAAAATACGAGCTTCCGAATAACCTTACGGCCAAATACATTTTTAGGCTGGTGAATAATGAATTTTGCTCATAGCGTAATAGTGAGAAAAAAATGTCATCAATATCTTTGCGTGATAAGTTATTGCTGCAAAGGTACATGTAATCGTGCCAAATTGCAGGATATACAAAACTTGACTTGTAAGGAGCCTCAATGAACCAAAGCGCTTGGGGTATGCTGGCAAAGTCAGTACGAAAGTATGCTGGTATCTCCATACGTTTTTTGTCAACTGTGTATATGGCTTCCTCGGTTATCATGTAGTCGTAGTTATCATAAGGAAACAATGGGCTTTTCTCCAAAATTTCCACGTCATGTGTTTTGATGTCGCGTAAAGTTATGGATAGTCCAAAGTAAATTACAGCAACAAAACCGAATGTCACCAGTAAAGCATTTCTTACTTTATAATTAAATATTTTTTGTTTCATATTTTCGCCTATAGCCATTTCCAAAAAATGGTTTTATCTTTGATTTGCTATTTAGGTTATCCAAACTTTGTAACATTAACAACAACGACCAATAATAAGCATGGATTGCTAGTATTATAAAACACCAAAAGATATTTTTTTTAGACATAAGTTTGTTATTGTTGTGCTTAATCATAGCTTTATACATCCTTGCATTAAACTACGGTTAAAAAAAAGCCCCATTACGGGGCTAATATTAGGGTGTTAGCGTTACTGCTTGCCAACTAAACACCGATGCCCCTGGGTCGCCAGAGCAAAGCACGGTAATTGTGTTAGCGCTTGGTGTTACTTTTTGGATTGTAACGGCATTCGCACTTGATTCAATGTTTACAAATGCTAAGTCAGTAGCAGCAGCTCCAGTTGCAGTAATAGTAACAGTTGGAGAACCACCGGCTTGTGTAGATTTGGCAGCGTATTTAATAACGCCAGCAGGCTGCAAAGAAGTAGCCAATTTAGCTTTTGTTACAGCGGCATTAATGATTTTGGTGGTGGTGATTGCATCAGCAGCAACAGTAAGGGCGCCAGTGTTCGCCATGGTTGCATCCCCGCTCATCGCTACATCGGTTGCAACACCAGCTGCGTTTCCCACAAAAATGTGCCCAGAAACCAAAGGCTGAGTGGATTGGGCTGCTACTAAAGACCAATCTCCTGAGCTATAACTAATTTCAAGCCATGCGACTTGTACGCTTACAGCATTTGGTGAGGATTTAATGGTGACTAAAGCCATATCTGATTCTTTAAAACTTGCGCCATTAGCTTGGGCTTGATTCAGGTATCCTGCGGTAGTTACAGTTGCTAATGTATCATTTGTGTCAATGTAAACGATACGGGGTGTAACGCCTACAAGTCCTGTGACGGATGTTACAATATTTAAAATTGCCATGATTTGTCCTTTAGAGTATGTTTTTTTTAGGTGCCACGCTGTCGACAAGTGACAAAAATTTATTCCATCCCCATCCTTGCGACAATGCCAATCTTTGCAATGTTAGTATAGTTTGCATATGATTACTTAGCAACGGATGGCCGACATCATTAGTTAACCACTGATGCATTTTAGCTTTGGTGGTATCAGGGGTTCTGGTCTTTAACTCATCCAAAACTTCTTCTCCTAATCGAGAATAAATAATATCGTTAGTATAATGCCCAACGCATGAATATTTATTTTTAGATGTTGAGAATTCAGGCCAGCCTTTTAGTTTATAGATATTATCGTAGTATTCATCTGGAAATCTTTTGCACCACGCAGTTAGCTCTTTAGTCAGTATCTTATTAAAATAAGCCTCAAGCGCATCACGAGGGCGAATTTGCTGATAACCAGTTGCCTCATCGATTAAACCGATAATGCCCACGGTGGCAAGTGACTGTATAATAAGTGAGCTGATCTCCGCCATTCTGAGCTGTGTGCTTGTTAATTTACCATCTTTTTCAGCTTTTATGTATAATTCACAAACAGAAGGAATAACTTCTGCTCTATATCCATAATTTTTGTACCCATTTAACCCGATGTACTCTATTGATTTGATCATCTCAAGCGTAGACTGCGTTAGATAGGGCTTAAGTCGACCAGACTCTAAAAATGGTGGTATAGCATGACCTTCTTCATCTTTTTTCCTAGAGCCTCTAGATGGTCTTTCGAATGCATCAAAGATTGATTTATGGGTAATTATTCTTCTACCGTCTTCTAACACCACACACGGTAGCTCTTTGCCCATAATTTTTATTGCACCTTGATGAGTGGCTTTTGGTGTCCATCTAGCTTCTGCGCCTTTTTTTGCAAGCAAATTAATGTTAGGATTGGTCATAAATATCTCCTTTAATTATTCGGGTTTAATCAAAAGAGATATTATAGGCATCTTTCAGTTAGATGCCTAGCTATTTTTTCTTTCTTGCTGCTTTTAAGTTATCAACCAAGTTCGGATAGGGGCGACCTGCAGCTTTTGCAGATGCCTTAGCGATTGCTTTTTTCTTAGGTGATAATGGTTTAGGTTTGCCTAATTTTGTGGGCCTAGGCTTGTCCCAAATTTCTTTTTTCATTTGCAATCCCATTTTTTAAGAGCCAATGCTTTGCGTGTTGGACGACCTTTTTCGTCTTTCATAGGTCCTTTAACGCCAGACATACGACTACAGAACGAAGACCGTCTAGCCGCCTTTTTAGGGCTTTTAGCAGCAGCCTTAGCACTGACTGGAGCTTGTAAGTTTCCGCCTGTGGCAGCGTTATATTTGCGCCTTCCAGCAGCGGTTAATCCCCCAGAAGGATTTTTGTCTTTTTTAGTCATTACCACGGATGGTTTCTTTTTCATTATGCACCTAATTGGTCATGTATCGACTTTAAAGAATCTACATCTGCGCACGAATTGATATTTTCCTTGATAGTTGCATACTTCTCACGAATCTTTACACGCTCTGCTTCTGCTGAGTTGTAGTCGTCTCCCGGAATCTGCAAAGCTATGATTGCGTCAAATGGCTTGAATTCTTCCGCTCTAATTTCTTTGCGTTTGGCGTGTGTGATTTCTTTTGCTTTATCTAAATTAATAATTATTAAGTTATTATTAATTTCCCATGCATTTCTGAAGGCAGGTTCAGGTAACTCACTATCTTCCATCGTTATAAATAATTTTTCCCCAGGAATGTCTTTGGTAAAAATAAAATTATAAACCTCTTCTTCATTTTCAAAAATAATACCCATGGCCGCCAGTTCAACTCTATCCCTTGAGTTCTCATCAAACAAAGCTGGAGCTGGATGAACTGTAATAACAACACCATTTTCTTCATATGCCGCAATTTTCATTATTGGTCTCCAAATCCACATGCAGTAACAGCTCTGGCTTGTCCTGCCCCTGTATTAGCTAGTGTTGCTTGTAATTGGCAACTTCCAGTATTTCTAGCCTGAACAAAAACTAGGGAATTAGAACTTGCCGTATTGGATACTCCAGCGATACAGTAATCAGCGGAACTAAATGAAGTAGTAAAATTAACTTGTACTAAACCAGTGCCAACATTAGATATGCTAGATACATTATAACTTGTAGTTAGAGTTGGGGTTGCAGTATAAACAACCCAAAATTTTGCAGCACTAGGATGAAATTGCTGTCTACCCGGTGAAACGTAAGTCGTAGTTGATGTGGCAGTTTCTTGATTTGCTTGAGTAGCGGCAGCCGGCACATCAGATGTAAAAGCAACTGTGCCAGTCAAATCAGGCCATGTTACAGCTCTTACTGCATTGGTATTACTAAAATTAAATGTAGTCACATGTTGTTGTGCTGTGCCAGAATAAATAGCAAAAGGCACTGCTGCAACAGCAGAAGTAACAACTGCAAATCCTGCATCACCCTTTGGTTTCATGTAAGCGGTAGCATTAGTATCCGCGCCCGTTACCTCAAATCCAGTGAATCCGCCAGTAGGTGAATTAACACTGGTCATGTAATTTACGGCGTTTGTTGCGGCGTATATCGCCAGGTTGGCATTGCCATTAGTGTCATTAATCTGGTTAATTGTAGGCGTTGTAAGAGTCGGGCTTACATTTAAAACTGTAGAGCCTGTTCCGGTGCTAGTTGTTACACCTGTGCCCCCAGATGCTACTGGCAAAGGCAAATTTAAAGCACTTGTAAATCCTTGTGACATGTTAAGCTCCCCTTAAATAACAGCCGTTAAAATGACTCGTAATCGCGCTATCACTAAAATTAAATGATGCGCCACTAGCACAATAAACCGCTCCATATAGCTCAACGTAATCCGTCGAACCGTTTAGATAAATAACCTCGCTAATACATGTCTGTGTACTATACACAGGCGCATTTGTATTTATCTGTATATTGTTGTATGCCGAACCATTTTTATAAATAGATGCCTGCAATAAAGTCATTGTTGTGCCTGTTCCTCGCACGATGCCATTGATTTGATAATAACCAGCTACGGTTGGTGTAAATCTTGACGATGCAAAATTATTATTAGTATCAAATAGCTCTGCACCAAGAGTTACTAGTGTCAATGTATTTGCAGTTATACTTTGAGAAGATGAAGCATAAGCACTAAAAGCAGGGCCACCTGCTGATAATCCAGTTCCCCCATTGCTTACAGGCAAAGGCAAAGTCAAAGTCGTAGGAATGCCTAGAGTTTGGTAGTATTCATAAATAATGATAATTCCTGCTGCGCCATTTCCACCTGCGCTACCTGATGCGCCTGCCGCTCCTCCAGCACCGCCAGCTCCAACGCCATAACTATAAGTTGCCGATGGAGACGTTATAATCCATTGAACATAACCTCCAGCACCACCAGCATAACTTGATTGAACTGTAGCACTACCACCAGCTCCGCCTCCACCCGCACCTGTATTAGTCGGCGCATTGCTTCCAGCGCCAGGGGCATTATTTCCACCCGCACCACCACCAGCAAAAAAAGAACTTCCGCCTGTAGGGCCTGCGATACCAAGTCCGCCACCAAATCCTCCAAAGCCGCCAGATAAATTGATAGTTCCCCCACTTGCACCGCCACCAGTTCCGCCGCTTGGCAAACCTGCATTACCGCCATTAGCCGTTGCCGAGCCAAAAGTTGTATTACCTCCATTGGAACCATTTCCTTGGCCCGATGTTCCACTTCCAGCACCGCCCCCGCCGCCGCCAACCATCTGAACAATTAAAAATTGCACACCAGACGGAACAGTATATGTCCCAGAGCCACTTGTATAAGTAGTTACTGTTGGTGCTGAAACTGCATAAGTATATGGATTTACAAAGCCTTGTGTCATAACAATTCCTTAGGTATTTTCTACGCCAAAAATGTTAAATGAACATGTTGCGAGCGTATTATAAACACGCACAACATCCCCAGCCCCTAAGGTAATACCAATTGTTGTAGCGAAAGTATTATTTCCTGATATTGCAATATCATAATACAAGTATTGCGCAGGAGTATCAGCAGCTCCAGCAACCGCGACACTGATTCTAAAACTTGTTGCAGTAGCACTTTGGTTTGCCACAGTAATTGTTGAAACTGTTGCCGTTGTTAAAGCGGGAACAGTATAAGCTGCTGTAAGAGTTGTAGCACTTGGTTTCGATTGACCTAATATTTTGTAAGTTGTTGCCATATTAACCACCCATTAAAAGGAAAGTGAATGCTGCGCCAGTGCCTTCTGGGGCTGCTTGGAAAGTAGGAAGAGCACCTGCACCATTACTAGTTAAAATTTGCCCTGCTGTGCCAACCTTCCCTTTTCCCTTTTCCTCC